ACAGGCATCTGGTATCCGAAATAGATGAGCCATCGACCGTCAGGCCTCAGATCGGAGTTGACACGATAGGTGCCTACCTCGTTTTCAGTTATGCCGATCAGCTTCGCCACTTCGTTGTCTGAAGGCTTCTCGCTCATCTCGCTCTCCTTGATCCGGCTAAATGCCGGTCACCCGTAATACCCCAACCCAGCGCAAATTGCCAACACCGGCTACGGAGTAGCCTATCCTCCGAATTTCTTCCTGAGCATCCATTCCAATTCGGAAACTGTTTTTCCATATAGATCTTTTGCAGAATCCGTTATCACTCGGCAACTACTAGTAAAGTTCCCATAGTTTTCGACGCCTGGTGCATTTGCATACAACATGACGATACGCATGGTGTTGTCCATATATTTGTCGGTAAAAATGTTTGCTGGACCGCTGAAGTGTTTTTCTTCCTGTGGCGTGAAAAAAACCACTGCTGTACCCCATGCACGGTTGTATACCTGCAGGGCACTCAACCATTTTTGCTTAGCATTTTCCTCCGCTATCTCCAGCTCTTCGCTTGGTACGCCGTTTGTGTGCATCAAGTGAGCACACCGACGCTCCACACAAAACAGATAGCCTCGCAAAGTATGAAGATCGGTTGCTGCGTCTTTTAGATCCTTTAGGGATTTAAATCTCTCGGCATGCCTGAACTGGGATTTCCATGCATTAAGCGCGAAGATCGCCACCACTGCAGCAATAGCGGTGGCCAGAAAGCTTGTGCCCTCCAAAGCATCCTTTATTTTTTTGTAATCACCAAAAACTGGTTGCCACACTACTCCAGCCATAAAAAGCCCGGCTGCAATGGCAGCCAACGTAACTACATCGTTTAGCTTCATTTGACACGCTTCCCGCCCCTGTTTTTACGCAAACACAAATACCCCATATCAACGAATCACGCCAGCCGGCGAGGATCCCCTATGCCACCTTCACATCAGATACTGGTCGGCGATTGCTTGGATCTGTTGCGGCAGATGCCAGACAACAGCGTCGACAGCGTCGTAACTGACCCGCCGTACGGCCTGTCTTTCATGGGAAAGAAATGGGACTACGACGTTCCAGCAACCGAGGTTTGGGTGGAGTGCTTGCGCGTTCTGAAACCCGGCGGGCACTTGCTCGCCTTCGCCGGTACTCGCACCCAGCACCGCATGGCTGTCCGCATCGAGGACGCCGGGTTCGAGATCCGCGACATGATTGCGTGGGTGTATGGCTCCGGCTTTCCGAAGTCGCGCAATCTCGCTGGTTCGCACGAGGGCTGGGGCACAGCATTAAAGCCGGCGCTCGAGCCAATCACTGTGGCGCGGAAACCGTTTCCGGGCACGGTCGCTGCCAACGTCATAACTCACGGCACCGGCGCGCTGAACATCGACGCGTGTCGGATCAGCACCGGTGATGACACCGCTCGCATCACAAACGGCGCGATACGGGGAGGGAACTTCGGCGCAGGCGGTTCCTCTCCAGGCCCTGTCGGGGGAGGTCACACCGATGGCCGCTGGCCCGCCAACCTGATCCACGATGGCGGCGCCGAAGTGGTGGTGATGTTCCCAGCCGAGGCCGGCGCCGCGTCGCGCGTCAAGGGCACCGAGGCCAGCGCGGCAAGCGTCGGGCAGATCACGGGCCAGCGCGATCGCGTGGTCGGCGCCTTCCACGGCGACAGCGGCAGCGCGGCCCGGTTCTTCTACTGCGCCAAGACCAGCCGCGCCGATCGGCACGAAGGCCTGGACAACCCTGGCCCCCAGTTCAAACAGGGCACCACCCTGCGCAAGGTCGAGACGACCGACACCAAGGGCAACAACCACCCGACCGTGAAGCCTACCGACCTGATGGCCTACCTGTGCCGCCTGATCACCCCGGCCGGCGGCGTGGTGCTGGATCCGTTCATGGGCAGCGGCAGCACCGGCAAAGCGGCGATTCGCGAGGGCTTCCAGTTCATCGGCTGCGAGATCGACGAGCAGTACGCGGCGATCGCCCGATCGCGGATCGAGCACGAAATCACCCATCAGCAAGAGCAGCAAGCCGAATCCGACCAGCTCGACCTTTTCGGCACCGCCTGACCTTACCACCCTCCACCGCCGGGCATGCCCCGGCAAGGATTCTCTATGTCCGCACAACAGAAGAAACACCCACTCGATTTCAAAACCCAATACGGACTCGGCTTCACCCCTCAGGACGATGAGATCGTTGTCGACTTCTTCTGTGGTGGTGGGGGAGCCGGTACCGGCCTGGAGATGGGCCTGGGTCGCACGGTGAACGTGGCGAAGAACCACAGCCCGCAAGCGATCAGCATGCACACCGTGAACCACCCAGGCGCGAAGCACTTCACCACTGACGTGTTTGAGGGTGATCCTGACACCGAATGCGGGGGCAAGGCCGTGGGCTGGTTCCACATGTCGCCGGACTGCACGCATCACTCCCAGGCCGCTGGCGGCCAGCCGCGCAAGCGCGAGATCCGCAACCTGTCGTGGATCGGGCTCAAGTGGGGAGGCAAGAAGCGGCCCCGTGTGATCAGCCTGGAGAACGTGAAGCAGATCCTGCAGTGGGGCCGGCTGATCGCCAAGCGCGACAAGGCCACGGGCCGCGTGGTCAAGCTGGACGGCACTATTGCCACACCTGGCGAAGTCGTGCCGGTGGGCCAGCAGTTTCTGATCCCAGACCCGAAGCAGCGCGGCCGCACCTGGCGCCGCTTCGTGGCCTTGCTGGAAGGCATGGGCTATATCGTTGAGTGGAAGGTGATCAAGGCCTGCGACTTCGGCGCACCGACCAGCCGGGAACGCCTGTTCATGATCGCCCGATGCGATGGGCAGCCAATCGTCTGGCCGGAGCCGACCCACGCCAAGAACCCCGCCAAGGGCCAGCAGAAGTGGAAAACGGCCGCTGACTGCATCGACTTCACTGACCTGGGGAAAAGCATCTTCGGTCGCAAGAAAGACCTGGCCCCGGCCACGCTGCGCCGCGTTGCCAAGGGCATGAAGAAGTTCGTCATCGACAGCGCGGCCCCGTTCATCGTGCCTATCGCAAATTGGTCAGGTGAGACGGTGCAGTCGGTCGGCGAGCCGCTGCGCACGGTCACCTCCTACCCCAAGGGCGGCGCGTTCTCGGTGGTCAGTCCGGTGATTGCACCGGCAACGCACCAGGGCAGCGTCCGGATCAACGACCCGCTCGAACCGCTGCCGACGGTGACCTGCGCGAATCGCGGCGAGCAGATGCTGATCAGTCCGGTGATGGTCACCGCTGCTCACGGGGAAGGAAAGCCAGGGGGAGTTCAGCGCTGGGGAGATGGCTGCAAATCTTCAAGCGAACCGCTGAATACCGTAACGGCAAGCGGCGGCCACTCGATCGCAGCAGCGCACTTGGTGAAGTTTCGCTTCGATGACGCGGGCAAGGCGCTGGACGAGCCGCTGCCGACCATCACCAGCGGCGGCAACTATCAGCGCCCGGCCGGTGCCGCGCACGCCATGGGCATATCCACAGTGTTCATGGCACAGATGAATGGCGGCTTCAACACCACCGCCGCCAAGAGCATCGAAGACCCGATGACCACCGTAACGAACACCGGTAGCCAGCAGCAGCTGGTGGCGGCGAACCTGGTGCACCTGCGCGGCAACTGCGATGCGCGGGACTTGAACGACCCGCTGCACACCGTCAGCGCCGGCGGCCAGCACCACGGGTTGGTCAGTGCGTTCATGGACCGGGCATTCGGGGGGAGCGTGGGCCAGGGCCTGGATGATCCTGCGCCGACCATCACGGCCGGTGGCGGCGGAAAGAGCTCGCTGGTGTCGCTCACCCTCTCGCCAGAGCATGAAGCGGGCGCCCTGCGCGTTGCCGCGTTCCTGATCAGCTACTACGGCACAGAGAACATCAGCGCTTGCGACTCACCGGCGCCGACCATCACCACCAAGGACCGCCTGGCCATGGTCACCGTGATGGTCAAGGGCACGCCCTACGTGATCGTCGACATCTGCCTGCGGATGCTCAAGCCGTCCGAACTGTACAAGGCCCAGGGATTCCCGGCCGACTACATCATCAGCCACGGCGCCGACGGCAAGCCGTTCACCAAGACTCAGCAGGTGCACATGTGCGGAAACAGCGTCAGCCCGCCGCCAATGGCAGCGCTTGCAAGGGCAAACGATCCATGGCGCACGGAACAACGCCAAGCGCGTGCAGCTTGATGATCAGCTCGAACCAGGCGGAATGCCGTCCTTATTGAAGTCCTTCAGGCGCTCCCGCTCTTCCTCGGTGGAGTGTGCCGGGGTTTCTTGCTCAGGTTCTTTCTTCTTTTCTTCAGTCATCGCTATGTCCTCTGGGTGGTAGCTGTTTCGGCACCTGGTGGAATCAGCAGTTCAAACCAATCTACTCCACCGCCCGGGCATGGCCCGGCAAGGACTCCCCGTGCCTACCGAAAACCGAAATCACCCAGAAGACCACGCTGCTATTGAGCGCCTGCACCAGAACTACGTTGGCAAGATCGAGCGCTTCTCCGATGAGCTGATGACGTTTCAGGACGCGGCCTACGCCATGGGCTTGGATCGCGGCAAGAAGCTCGCCAGCAAGCCAGGCGTAACCCTACAGGCTGCCCGCGCCAACCGCGTGTACGTGGCAGGGCCGATGACTGGCATCGCCGACTTCAACTATCCCGCCTTCAACGCCGTGGCCGACCAGCTGCGCGCTCAGGGCTTCGAAGTCGAGAACCCAGCAGACCACGGCATCGTCGAGGGTGCTCAGTGGGCCGACTACATGGCCTACGACCTGACCCGCCTGGGCCTCTGCGGTGTGATCGCCCTGTTGCCCGACTGGCAGAAGTCACAAGGCGCCCGCCTGGAAGTCATGATCGCCGAACGCCTCGGCATGACGGTTGTGAATGCCGAAGATTTGGTAATTCCGGAGACTGTTAGCGTACCAATTTAGTTATTGCAGATTTAGCGTCACTTGAGACACCCGCAAACCTATCTCTTACTAAACGACACACTTCGCCATTTTCATTCATTAACTGCAACGGATCAATACTCGAATAATCCGCTGTAACATAAATTAAATTTTCAACATAATTAGAAACCAACAGATCAATTTCGTGCGGCCGCACTGCAAAAATTCTCAGATCTTTCGGAGAAAAAAGCGATTCTACGTCATCCCAGCAACGCTCAATCCGCAGGCTCTGACTACGCCATTTAACGCGAGCCTCATGTGTAGCCTCTACATACCTAAGAACGCCAGCGCCAGCGCCATTAGTATTCTTTTCAATGCATTCAAATAGAACGCATTGCATATAAGCCTCAGCGGAATTACCAAGATCCAATTCCTTCTTTAGGAGTTTTAGCACCTTGAATCTTTCGGCATGTTTAAACTGAGGATACCAGATATTCAACGCATAAATTGCTGTAGCGGCCGCACCAATAGTAGCGATGCTAGCCAAAACACTTAAGAAAGAAACAAACGTAACCTCCCCATCCTTTGTAAAAAGAAAACTAAAAACTATGCCAGCAGAAAAAAGCAAAACACAGTAAAGAAATATTAAAAATCCGTTGATTCTATCCATCGAAAAAGTCCTTCGTAAATGAGACGAAGAGTGTAGCTCTTACCCCTACCCCTTCAAAGTCAGCCGCTATAGCGGCAAGGATACCTATGCGCCTGAAGAAAGCTGAGCGCGAGCAAGTGCGCTTGAAGTACGGCGGGCACTGCGCCTACTGCGGTGTGCTGCTGGGTGAACGCTGGCACGCCGACCACCTCGCCCCGGTGGTGCGTGAGCTGCTGTCCAAGCAGACCGCCACCGGCACCTGGAAGCAGGTGTCGGGCAAGCCGCTGCGCCCCGAGCACGATGTGCTGGAGAACATGATGCCTGCTTGCGCGCCCTGCAACATCAGCAAGGGCGGCCAAACCCTGGAAGGCTGGCGGACCTGGATCGCCGGGCACATCAACTCCCTCAACAGCTACCACCCGATCTATCGCCTGGCCAAGTCCTACGGACTGATCGCCGAGACGGGGGCGCCGGTGGTGTTCTACTTCGAAAAGGTGACCCAGTGAGCGAAATCAAAGAACGCCCCATCCTGTTCTCGGCGCCGATGGTGCGCGCCATCCTGGAAGGCCGGAAGACGGTCACGCGTCGAGCGGTGAAAGGCTCCGGCTTGGTTTGGCTGGACAACTTCTTGGCAGAGTACGTCGCAGATCCAGAAAATAATCTCTGCCCCTACGGAAATCCAGGAGACCGGCTGTGGGTGCGCGAGACGTTCATCGACCTG